AACAGCCGCTACTGTCACAGTCCATACAATCAGGCTCATTATTTTTAATTTGAAATACAATCCAACCATGCTTTTTCCTCAAAATAAAATGGGGCCAGCCTGCAAGTTCCCCTGCAAGCTGACCCCGATTGGCCCTTCCCGATATCCGATTATACCGTGGGTACGCTATGTAATTTTTAGTTCCTTCTGGAACACGATCTGCACCTTGATCGTGCCGTCCTTCAACTGCTTGAGCTGGACGCGGTGGCCCTGCGCCAAGGCTGTTTCAATGGCGGTGATTACTTTGTCAGTCAATGCGGCGCCCCCTTTACTTATTGCGACAACATTCGGCCTGTGATACAATCCACTAGGGAAGGGGGTGATATTATGCGGGATGTCTACAAAACCATAAATGGCTACTGCCCGGAACAGGATACGCAAAACAGCATCACAGTCCGCTTCAATATTTATGAGCAGATTGGCGGCCCTGCTCTAACCAGGCGGCTTTCTTTTAGCTGCGCTTATGAAAAAGAACACGGCTGCGTAACCTGTGGTCAAACCGGAATCGGATGCCCTATTTACCAGCAAGCAGAGTGCTGATAGACCTTGCGGTCATGCCGTCTCCAGCGGTATGGCCGCATTTCTCGTTGTTGATACATACTGTACTTTCTACAGAGGCGGCTTCAACCGGCAGCACAATGGTCAATCGGGGAATGTCACCCCCTCTGTGCGTATACGTGACAGACATCGCATGGGACATATCCACTCCATCAACCAGCAGCCGCGACAGAACGCCGTCCGTTGTGATAGACACCTTGCTCAGTTTCATATTCGATCCCCCTCCTGGTAGCTTTTTGAATAGTGTTCCATAGCTAATCCCATAACTTTTTAAGCAGGGCCTGTTTCACAAGAAATCATAGTGAATATCGGGATTATAGTCTGGGACTCTTGATTCCATCTCTTTTCGAGCCAGCATATTGAAGTACTCTCCTACTTTGTCGTCAAATTGGTCTGGATGCGCCTGAATCCACGCCAAGACCTCTTTGGCAGTCTTAGCCATTAGGATTTCTTCTTTTGTCTTCATTCCACCAACCTCCGAATGTACTCAAACAGCGCACGATCCTTATTTGCCAATAGATCAGGAGTTAGTACATACGCACGAAAACCCTCGCTAAAGTATTCGCGCATTCCATCCAAATACACCTGCGATCCGTCATAAATCCCATATCTTTCATATAGCCTGCCCTGATATAGACTTACTAATTTATCTGACCATACGCGAATTATTGGCTCGGCAAATGTAGTGTCATCTATGATTATATCACTTACCGATAAGTTTTCAAAGCCCATTTTTAAGATTGATAAAAACTGTGGGTCGTTGTACACCCTAAGCTCGGCTTCAAGCGCATGCGCATACTCATGAATCGCAGTTCCGTATTCTCTTCCACGCGCCAACATAATTTCTTTTGAGCGTGGAAAATAGTGGCTGGCCTGTCCGTCTGTCATAACTATTTTAGAAATAGCACGTTCAGCAATTTTTCGCGCCTTATCTGGAATCCTGGAGAGTTCGTTCTCTACAGCTCCCTTCTCCGCGTCAGTGATGCCCTCTGCAAATTGGATATCATCCAGTTTTGTCTTGGCCGCTTTTTGATATTTGTGTTTCCACGCCTGAAACTTCTCATCCCCGGCCAGCTTATGCCTCCGGAACGTCTCAAAGGTCCTCGGCACTCTATCCCCCAGCGTCTCCCGGTATTTTTCCCACTGCCGGTAATCCCGCAGCCACCGGGCCCGGTCCCGCTCCTTCTGCCGGTACGCCTCCACCTGCTTCTGAGTGCGGGGGTCGCGGGTGACGGGGTTCCTCTCAAAGCTGGAAAACTCTTTGATTTTCCGGATTTCCTCCTCACTGCGGCCCATAGGCGTCCAGCGGATGATCTGATGCAGGCAGTTGGGATGTATGTTCAGCCAGGAGTTGTCCAGCGTATCCGGCCCCGCCGGGTCCATCTTCCCGAACGCCGCCGCCAGGGACGGGAAGTCCGGGTCCCTGCCGCTCCGGGAGTACACCCGGCCCTCCAATGGGGCGCACAGCGGGCAGGTGGAGCCGTGGGCGCTGATGAGATACAGATCCTGCTCCGGGTCCTGGGTGAGCACGGCCAGCACCTCCGCCTGCCGGGACGCGGTCCGCAGGACCATGCTGCCGTATGTATGCAGGTTCCAGTTCCGGCCCGCCTTGTCGGTGAAGGCGGTAATCCCCTCCCGGCGCAGTGCCTCCACAAAGCCGGGGACCGGTCTCCACGCCCCCTGCCCCGTGGCCTGCATGGCCGCCGCCTGGGACAGGCCCACCTGGCGGTACGGGTCACTCTCTACCCGCCCAATCAGCATATTTTCCAGGTTGCGGGACGTGGTCTGGGAGGCTTCGGATACCAGGCCCATTAGGTTCATAGTCAGCCGCTGCACAATATCCGTCTGGGTGCTGGTCAGCGCGAATGCATTCTGATACCCCCGCAGGTGCTTTTCCGGGGTCTCCGGCACGTCCAGCGGCTTCCGGGCCTCGGGATGGTTGACGTAGAACTGCATCTCGATCATGCGCGGCGCATACGTCCAGCAATCGTCCTCCAGCTCCCGCAAAATTGCCTGCACCCGCTCCAGGGCGGCGGTGGCGTGGTAGTCTACCAGCCCCCGTGACCGCAGGCGGCTGATCTCATTGATGATGTCCGTCTCGGCCTTCAGGAACAGCTCGATCATCCGCCGCAGCTCCCGCTCCGCCGGCCCTCTCGTCAGCCTCGGCATCCGGTCCCTCCTCATAGCTCAGCCCCAGCAGCGGGTCCCGCAGGGCCGTCACGTCCTGGTACGTCTTCCCAGCGTTGGCGGCGATCTCCTCGTCGCTGATGCTGTCAAACAGCCCCGTTTCGTCCGCCAGCTTCTTCAGCTCCTTCTGCGCGGTGTCCGCATGCAGCAGCCCTGCCTGGAAAGCCCCCACAATGGCCTCCTGCTTGTTCCGGGCAATCTCCGCCACCTCCTTTGCCGTGGGCGTCCACAGCGGCGGGAAGGTGATGTCCAGATCGTCCGGCGCGTCTCCCCAGGCCGACATGGCCAGCACCGGCAGCAGGCGGCGCAGAACAGGAGCCAGCACATTCTCCCGCAGCGTGTCCACATAGTCGTAATAATTTTGCAGGTCGCTCTCCCCGGTGGCGTTCATCCCCGCCGGGGAGCGTCCGAACAGCTTGGTCATGGGGATGCGGGACGCACCGGACAGGCTCAGGCACATGGCCTCGTTGACGTCGGACAGGCCGCTGAAACTGTACTGGGTGTTGGTGATGTCGCTCTCCGCGTCCACCAGTTGAGTACCGAAATTGGATTTCATCACGCTCTGGGCCTGCATGGTGTTCCAGAACCGCCGCTGCTGCTCGCTGGAGGCGATGGAAAACAGCTGCTCCAGGTTCTTGACCTTCATGGTGTCCACGTTGGCCCGGAACGTCAGCGCGGCCATATTGGCGGTGGTGTTGTCGTACTTGACCACTTCCCGGTACAGGGATTCCACCTCCGACGCGCCCCAATACTGCTCCGTGACCCGCCGGTAATAGGGCAGCTTCCGCCCCGTGAACCGGATGACGCGGGAGTGATGGACCCGTTCCAGCACCGTCCCGTCCTCCTGGTAGATGGTGTAATATTCTGGTACCAGCTCCCCCCGCTCCAGCACCAGGCCGTCCGCCGGCGTAATGCCGCACCAGCGGTCGTAGATGGGCAGGCCCCTGAAGCTGCCGGGATAGACCGTGTTCAGGTCCAGGGGCCGGTCCAGGATGCCGTCATGCCCGTCGATCCAGATCAGCCCCGCCGCGCCGCCAAAGAGCCGCCCCCAGCGCAGGCCCTCGTTCACGCTCTCCCGCAGGCCGGTTTCCCGCTGGATACGTTCCAGGGCGGCGGACTGCTCCGGCGTAGTCGCACCGGTGACGGTGAACCACTTCTTGGTCATGTCGTCGTGGATGATGCCCACCACGTTCTGCACCACCCAGTTGTCGCCGTACAGGCTGTTAAGCAGCGCGTAGTTGCCGGTCAAGCGGGTGGTCCGATACTCCGTGGCTTCCAGCGGGGACTGGGAGCCGTAGCCCAGCCGGAACAGCGGGTTGGAGAACTCGTCCATCACGGCAGCCGGGGTATTCTGTTGTGCTTTCCTTCGTCTGGACACTTACTCAAACCTCCAATCCGGCAGGGAATTTACGTAATAGCGCAGAGCGTCCGCGCTGTGGTCGTTCTGCTTGACCGGCTTCTCCTCCCCCCGCTGGGACGCTTTTTCATCCCAGACGTAGGTACCCATCTCGTCGATGAGACGGGAGCATGTCTCGCAGATTTGGATGATGCGGCGCCCGATCAGGCCGGCGGTCTTGCGGATGCCGTCCGGCACGTCGTTGTCCGCCTTGACCACGTACACGCCCCGGCGGCCCAGCTCCGCGATGAAGGACGCCGCCGACGGGTCCACAATCACCGCACACTGCTGCGGCCCCATAAAGGCCAGCAAGTCGTCCGCGTATTCCCGGTCCGTCTTCTGGGCGTGCTCTTTCCGGCTGTCCCAGTCATATTCCCGGTCTACGCGGACGGTCTCCCCGTCGTCGTAGATATCCAGGAACCGCGTGGGGTTTGTGGTACCGTAATCCACGGCTATGGTCCGGTTGGACAGCCAGGCCATAGCCTTGGGCCGCTGCTCCGGCCGATAGACGTTTTCCGTCTCGCTGAACATGCTGTAGATCACGCCCTCTGCGGCCACCCATTTGCCCAGGACATACCGCTGGTAGAAGACGCCGCTGTAGGTGCGCTCGTACCGCTGCCGGGTTTCCTCGCTGAGGGACGGGTTGTCTGTCATCATGAAATGCAGGTGCAGGGCGTTGTGCTTGTCCGGCTGGAGGATCCACTCCTGCCGGAACCAGTGCATGGGGTTTTCCGGGTTGCAGTTGAACCAGAATTTCGCGCCGTCCACTGAACACCGGGCCAGCGCCTGCTCCACAAAGGACTGGGGCATCAGGGCCACCTCGTCCAGCAGCACCCCCGCCAGCGTTACGCCCTGGATGAGCGCGTAGGAAGACTCGTCCTTGCCGCCGAAGAGGTAGAACCGGTTTTCCCGGACGCCCCGCCGGACAATGAGCACATGACCGCCCCGGTTGTAACGGATAGCGAAATTCTGCTGCAAATACTGAACGCCCAGCAGCGGCGTGATGATGTTGCGCTCCACGCTGCCCACGGACTTCCCGCAGATGGCGAAGGCGCAGCGGTCAAAGCGGCCCATGGCCCACAGCAGGAAGGACAGGGACATGACGCTGGTTTTGCCGGAGCGGACCGCGCCGTCGCAGATCAGGGCCTCGTAGTGCGTGTAGGGGAAGCGGAAAATCTCCCGCTGCTTCTCAGAGAACCCCATCGCCGAACTCCTCCTTCAGGGATTTGGTCAGCGGGTCATCTTCCCGCTGGTCCTGGGCGCTGGGCGTATTTTCCGCCACCTCCGCCGTCAGGCTCTGCCGCTCCAAATCGGTGGCGAGTTTGACAACAGAGGCAAAGTTTTTGGGATTGACCATGCTCGTCCCCATCTCCTGCAACGCCTGCATAGCAGTGGCCTGAATCGCTGAAGCCATTTTCACGTGGCGCTGGTTCATCCTCCGCACCTCCGCGACAGCGGCCTTTTTCGCCTCCTGCTGCAGGTAGTTGTCCCAGGCCCGGCACCGCTCCACCCAATTGTTGTCGCTGCTCCAACGCCGGATCAAAGATACACTTTTGGTACACTTTTGAGCTACCGCCCGGATGCTGCGCTCCGGCCCCATCTGGAGATAGACGAGGAATGCCTCAAACGCCCTGGCGCTCTCGCCCTTCTGCCGCTCCCACGGCTGCTCTCTTTTGTTCGGCATTTCCTCCTCTCCTCCGGGTGAAGAAATAGAAAAGCGGCGTGTCCAGCAGCGCCAGCCCGGCTTTCAGCGGTTGCTACCCATCTTCCAATATTCCCGCTGTACAAGGCGGTAAGGAAAAGCCCAAAAAAAAGCCGAACATTCCCAGTAGCCATACGCATACAAACACGTATAGCTGGCTATGGAATGTTCGGCTCGGCTCTCAGTGTGCTCTCTTAGCTTACTACAGAGTCCTTACGATAGCCTTAGTATAAGCCATAACCGCACATTCCGTCAAGCCCTAATTCACGCTTTCAAAATCCTTCCGGGGCCTGCCCGGCCTGCCCTTGACATAGGGGACCTCTATGCCCCCCTCCTCGATCACCCGCAGCGCCTTATGTACCGCCTGCCGCGTACAGTCCAGCACCTCGGCGATCTGTGACGGCGTCAGATCCTCCCAATCGCCCTCCACCAGTTTCCACCGCAGGGATTGCGGCTTATACGGATTTTTCATTTCCCGCGCCTCACTTTCTCGATCCTGGCCCGCAATGCCCGCAGCATGCTCTCCTGTACGCCCCCCTTCTCCCGCAGGCTGGCGGCCATATCCTCGTCCATGCCGCCCTGCACCAGCAGAAGGTGGGAGACCACGGGGTACTGCTGCCCCTGCCGGTGCAATCTCCGGTTGGCCTGGTCCAGCAGCTCCAGGTTCCAGTTGGGCAGCGTGTACCAGATGGCGTGCCGCCCTCCCTGCTGCAGGTTCAGCCCGTAGCCGCAGCTGGCGGGGTGGGCCAGCAGCAGGTCCACCTCACCGGCGTTCCAGGCCCGCTCGTCCTCCGGGCCGCGGTAGACCCGCACCCGCAGGCCGGATCCCTCCAGCGCTTCCACAAGCCGGCCCCGCTCATGCTGGAACCAGTAGAACACCAGCGCGTGTTCCCCGTGCAGCCGCTCCACCGTCTCCAGGAACGCCTCCAGCTTGCACCGGTGGATCTCCGCCACGCCGCCGTCGACATCGTACACCGCCCCGCTGCACAGCTGCAGCAGCTTCCCGTTCAGCACGGCGGCGGTGCCGGCGGTGATGGTCTGCTCGTCCACCTCCAGCAGCATCTCCCGTTCCAGCTTCCGGTACGCCCGCTCCGCCTTCGGGTCCAGGGCCACGGGGATCTCGTGGGTGATGAACTCCGGCAGCTCCAAATAGTCCTCCGCCTTCATGGAAACGCAGATATCGGCGATGGCCTCCCTGATCCGCCGCTCCGCGTCCTTCTGCGGCGAGTAGGTCCGGTATGCCTGGCCGGGGTAGGACGGGTCCTGGGTGAAAAAGCTCTCCCGGAAACTGCTGATGGTCTTCCCCAGCCGCTGCCCGCCGTCCAGCAGGTACAGCTGCGCCCACAGGTCCTCCAGGCCGTTGGGGGCCGGGGTGCCGGTCAGCTCGACCAGCCGGCGGATACGGGGCCGCACCATCCGCAGGGCCTTGAACCGCTTGCTGGATGGGTTCTTGAAGCTGCTGCTCTCATCCAGCACCACCATGTCGAAGGGCCAGCTGTTGCGGCAGTACTCCGCCAGCCAGGGCACGTTCTCCCGGTTGATGACCCAGATGTCGCCCGGCGTATGCAGGGCCCGGATCCGTTTGGCCGCGCTGCCCAGCACGGGGACAATCCGCAGGCGCCGCAGGTGGTCCCACTTGGCCGCCTCGTTCTGCCACGTGGCCTCCGCCACCTTCTTCGGCGCCACCACCAGGCACCGGCCCACCGCCCACCGGTTGTATCGCAGCTCGTTGATGGCGGTCAGCGTGATGACAGTCTTGCCCAGGCCCATATCCAGGAAGCCGCCCAGGGCCTCATCGCTGACCATGCGCTCAATGCAATAGCGCTGGTAGTTATGGGGTTCAAACTTCATCCGGCGACACCTCCCTCAGCCAGTCCAAAAATTCCTCCACACCCGCCGCTCCCTTGACCACCCGGACGTCTGCTCCCAACCCTCTCAGCTGGGCGATCTGGTAGACCTGCATCCGGCTCAGCCGTCCGCCCTCCGCTTTCAGCTCCACGAAGACGATCTTCCCGCCCGGCAGGACCACCAGCCTGTCCGGTACGCCCGCGCTGCCGGGGCTGACGAATTTGTAGGCGACGCCGCCCGCCGCCTTGACCCCCCTCACAAGACAGGCTTCCAACTCCGATTCCCTCATGCGTCCTCCAACGGCAGAGACCAGAACCATTTGTCTGCGGGGTGCTCTCTGCCCCAGTTGTTTGTTACCCGCACCAGGCAAATAAATTTCGCCTCCCTCAATTCTGCCCTTGAATATCCGGCCTCCCTGGCGTCCTTTCGAATTTTGCTGACGTCCTTCGGACCGCCCTTCAAGTATTCCCGCAGCCAATCGCACACGTCTTTTTTCATAGCGATTCCTCCGTTTCTCTCGTGCGTGCGTATGTTATGTGCATGTAAATTACATCGAAATAGAGATATTAGAGAGTATATATTTTCTCAAATCCTCTATTTCAATAGTTTCTATTAGTAAAAATGTTACCTTGTTACATTCCTTCTGCCACAATGGCTTTAGGGGTAACGCACGGGGTAACATCGGGGGTAACATGTTACTGCGCCAGGGGTAACATTCAAACGGGAAATCTCTCAAATTTTCGAATGTTACCCCCTCAATGTTACCCTCTCATAAACCCTCTCTGCACCCCGCAGTACCCGAATTTTAACGCTGTCGTCTTCCGCACCCAGCCCGGCGCGGCGGCGATGATGCTGTTGATCTCCTGGGTGTCGGCGTACCGCATATCCTTCTTCTGCCCCTCCAGCAGCTCGCACCAGACCTCCAGCGCGCATATGCGCTCCCTGGGCGCCAGCTCGATGTCTCCGCTGACGTTGCCGCTCCAGAATACCCTCCGGCGGTCCAGGGGCCAGCGGGCCCAGTCCCTGGGTACAGGCCGCTCCAGGAAGTCCAGGATCAGCCCCTCCCGTGCGCTGACCTCCCTATGGGACTCCTGCTGGGCGGTAGCCGCAGCGGCGGCGTCCCCGGTCAGGTACAGCGCCTCCCCGGCCCTGTAGCACACGACGGCCTCGGCCCACAGCTGGTCCCGCTCCTGCTCCAGATCCCGCCACACGCTCTTGGACGCCGGCCTCCGCCCCACGTCGATGGGCAGGAAGCGGCGGTTGCCGGTCTTATCCCGCAGGTAGTCGTTGGTGTTGGTGGTGCCGAAGAAGACGCAGCCGCGCGGGATGTCCTTCACGTGCCGCCCGTAGGCCGCCCGGAACTTATCGGAGCGTAGGCTGAGAAACTGCTTGATGCGGGCCACATCGGACTTATAGAAGGCGTCCAGCTCGCTGACCTCCACCAGCCACACGCCCTGCAGCAGTTCGCTGGCCTCCTTGCCCTCGAATGTCCGGATGCTGTCGTTGAACCAGCCCATGCTCATCTTGTCCAGCAGCGTACTCTTGCCGATTCCCTGTGGCCCTGAGAGAATGGTCATGCAGTCGAACTTTGTCCCTGGAGCAAACGCCCGCGCTACAGCAGCTGTAAATGCTTTTCTAGTGACAGCCCGGACATAGGCGGTATCTTCCGCCCCCAGGTAGTCAATGAAAATCGTATCGGCTCTTTTCGCGCCGTCCCATACGAGGCCGTTCAAATATTCCCTTACGGGGTGGTGTTTCAGTTTCAGCATAGCGAGGTCTACGGCGTCGCGGCTTTTTGAGAGGTTATCAATATAGTACTTCTTTTCAACA